CTACGTCTCCTATGTCCGAAACGACCCCACCGGCACGTTCCTCGGCCTCGTTGCCGACATGGCAGACACGCTTCGCAGCACGTACGAACCCCACCCGCACGACAACGGGATGATGATGAACGTGGCCACCGCTGCCCTGATGTCGGTTGCCAACAACATCACCGACAAGTCTTACCTCCGTGGCCTCACCACGGCCCTGAGCGCAGCGATGGGAAACCAAGCGGATGCCCAGAGTCTCCTTCGTCAGTACGCGGGAGCCCTTGTCCCGAACGCGCTCAACCAGAGCCAGTTCTTCATGGAGGGTGACAACGAGCTTGATCAGGCCCGGACCATGCTCGATGCCATCAAGGCTCGAACGCCGTTCATGGGTGATTCCGTGGACAAAATCCGGAACGCTCTCGGGGAACCCATCAAGAGCCCAGAAGGACCGTTCTCGATGTTCCTCCCGAGCAACGCTTCCACGTACACCAAGGATCCCGTCAAGCGCGAAATCGCCTCGTCGCTCATCTCCATCGGCGGCGTGACCAGGACCCTCCCTGGGGGCATCGACCTGACTCAGGTCAAGCTGCCCAACGGGCAGAGTGCCTACGACCGTCTCGGAGAATTGTCGGGAACGGTCACGATGGGGGGCCGGACGCTGCGGGACCAACTCCAGTCCGTCATCTCTTCCCCGTTCTATCAGAACCTACCGCAGACCGGCGAAGAAGGCGTGGACAGTCACCGGGCATCCATGCTCCGTGGGCACATTTCCAATTACCGCCGTGTCGCCATGCAGCAGCTCCTCCGGGAGTCCCCTCAGTTGGCCCAACAGGTGGCACACGCGCAGTACCTCAAGAACTCGATGCTCAACCGCTGATAATCAACAATGGCAAACTCATACGTCAACTACACGGCAACAGCCGGCCAGACGGTCTTTTCCGGCGTTGTGTTCCCCGGCGGACCCGCGCTTGCTTCCTCGCACATCAATGCGTTCGTGAACGGAACCCAACGATCCTGCACCGTTTCCGGAAGCCTGAGCGCACCGACGGTGACGCTGGCAACGGCTGCTTCGGCGGGAGACATTGTCCGGATCGCCCGCAGCACCCCGGCGACCGCCAGCACCCGTGTCGTTGACTTCACCGACGGTGATGTCCTGACGGCTTCCGACCTGGATGCCGCACTCCTCAACAGCCTGTACGCGGCGCAGGAGGCGCAGGACACCGGCGGTGGTGCTCTGCCGTATGACGCCGTCATCGGCGCGTACGACTCAGGCAACAAGCGGGTCATCAATGTCCTGACCCCCACGGGATCGAACGATGTCGCCAACAAGACCTACGTTGACTCAAAGGTCAGCACGGCCATCGCCACCGCGGTCACCCTGAGCGGCAGCAACTACACCGCCAGCAACAAGATCATTGCCGATGTCTCCACGCCGCAGAACGTCAACGATGCGGTGAACAAGGCATACGTTGATGCCCTCAGCGTGTACGGCGGTGCGGCGGTCAGTCCCCAGTCCTGGACGTACGCCTTGGCCGCTTCCGATTGGACTGACCTCGGTGGAAGTGTTGACCCCGCTAGTCGATACAAGGTCACCAAGCAGCTTTCCGGTCTGCTCTCCTACGATGCCAACAGCCTGATCGTTTCGTTCGGCGGCGTCCTCCAGACCCCCGGGAACGCCTACTCCCTGTCGAACGACCAGCTGTCGTTGTATGCCGCCGCTGCGACTGCCGGTCGCCTGACGGTCAGAAATTTCGGGGTGAGCCGTAGCGCGTTCTCCCCCGCCACCGCATCGACCCTTGGGTCCGTGAAGGTTGGAAACAACATCACCGTGCAGCCGGACGGGACCATCAGCACGGCCACGCTGTCCACCGTGGCAACGTCAGGTGCGTATTCGGATCTCTCCGGAAAGCCAACGCTCGGGACGGCATCCGCGCTCGATGTCCCGGCATCAGGCAACGCCTCGACTGCTCAAGTCGTGAAGGGAACCGATACCCGTCTGACCGACAGCCGGACGCCGACCACGCATACCCATGCAATCTCGGATGTGACCAACCTCCAGACCAGCCTGGACGTAAAGATGGCGATTGCCGGCGGTGCTTTCAGCGGACAGCCGACATACGCGGCGGATCCCGTGAATGCGAATGACCTCACCAGGAAGCAATGGGTTGACACCCAGCTTGCAAATAAGGTTTCTTATCAATCGACAAGTAACGCAATCGGCACTATCAACTTTTTCAAGGTGTCAATTGATGTAAACAGAAACGTGACTTTCACGCAAACCGCATTTGGTTTGACCGGAAAGAACCAATCTAGCGGGAGCAATGTTTGTTGTGTCCAAGCAACCGTTGGTACTTGGGCAGTCATAGCCCTAACTGGTAGTGGTGCAGCAGGTGGTTTGTACACCGTCACCACGACAACTCTCGCTCCCGCAGCAACCGACACCGTGTGGGGAATCGCAATCAGGACTGCCTAAGGATCATTATGCCACTCGACACAATTGACTCCGGATTCACCCCGGCGACCGTTCAGGTAGGGACGATCAGCATCTTCATTTCCGGGCATATCCCCAACGGATGGTTCGTCACGAACGGACAGGCCATCGACCGCAGCACCAACTCCACGTTGTTCTCCATCACGGGAACCACGTTCGGTGCCGGCAATGGATCGACCACGTTCAACGTCCCAACGATTTCGGCTCCCGGAGCGAACCTGGTGTACGCCATCAAGTCTGAGAGCTACACCCCCGCGAACGCAGTCCTCATCGACGGATAACAGCCATGCAGTCTGACCATGAAGTCATGTTGGCCATTGGTCGTCTTGAAGGCAAGCTCGATTCTCTCCTCCAACTGCGCCATCAGCAGCAAGAGGACATCAAGGAGATGGACTCTCGGATCCGCACCCTCGAACACTCAAAGTCCCTGGTGATCGGCGGGGCAGGGGCGTTGTCTGCAATCGTCACGATCATCATCAACTTCCTCCACAAATAACATGCAAACCATCCCTCTCGTCAACACGACGATGGCTTCCGCCATCACCGGCAGCACCGTGAGCCTTCGACCTGTTTCGAGCTATATCGGTGTGCTCACCATCATCCTGTCCCAGACCGGCTCGACCAACCCGGCAATTCCCACCACCGTCCCCACGGTCGATCTCCAGGGAAGCCTCGACGGCGTGAACTGGGTGACCATCTCCTCGACCTCGATGTCGTCCACCACCATCACCAAGCCGCTTGGCGTTTCGACCGATTTCGGTGCAGGAACCGGCGGCTACCGTTCTTTCGTCCAGGTTGTCCAGGGGATGCCGCAGATGCGTATCTGCACTTCCGCCGGTCTGACCAACGGTGCCAACGCCACCATCACCGCCACGTTCGCCAATGGCTAATGATCCCAAGAAGGTCCTCCACGACCTCCACGCCCTCCTCACGGAGGAATTGATCCGGAGGATCAGGATGGGCGAGGCGTCCCCGGCTGACCTGAACGTGGCCCGACAGATGCTCAAAGACAACTGCATCGACCAAGCCGCGCTCGAAGGAACGCCGATCCTGAAGCTTGCCCACAGCCTTCCCTTCGATTCCGAAGTCGAGAGGAAGACCGGGACCTGAACTGAATGCAGGAGAAACTCGACCCTCGGCTCCGGGATTTCCGGAATTGCCTCTACCTCACCTGGGGGGCAATCGGGCTCCCGGAGCCGACGAAGGTCCAGTACGACATGGCGGATTGGGTGCAGAACGGACCTCGTCGCCAGGTGCTGATGGCGTTCCGTGGCGTAGGGAAGTCATGGATCACTTCCGCTTACGTCATGTACAGGCTGCTCCACAACCCGGACAAGCAATTTCTGGTTGTCTCGGCGTCCAAGCAGAGAGCCGACGAATTCACCGCCTTCTGCAAGAAACTGATGACCGTGGTGCCGATGTTTCAGCACCTCATGCCCCGGGAGAACCAGAGGAACTCGTCCATTGCCTTCGATGTCGCCCCGGCACCACCGAGCCACGCACCGTCGGTGAAGAGCCTTGGCATCACCGGACAGCTGACGGGTGCCCGTGCGGACGAAGTGATCCTCGATGACGTCGAGGTGATGAACAACTCGGCCACGGCCACCATGCGGGAGCAACTCCGGGAACGGGTCAAGGAAGTGGATGCCATCATCAAGCCGGGAGGCCGGGTGATCTTCCTGGGAACCCCGCAGACGGAGGAGTCCATTTACAGCGTCCTCCTTGAGCGCGGCTACGAGTGTCGGGTGTGGCCGGCCCTGTACCCCACCGAGGCTGAACTGTCCTTCTACGGCGGCCGGATTGCCCCCAGCATTCAGGACGAATGGTCCTTGGAGAAGGTTGGACACCCGACCGACCCCAAGCGGTTCTCCCTTGAGGATCTTCAGGAACGCTCCCTGTCCTACGGGCGGTCCGGGTTCCAACTCCAATTCCAACTCAACACCAGCCTGAGCGATGCCGACAAGTATCCGCTTCGGCTTGCCGACCTGATTGCCTACGGAGGTGACCACGAACAGGCACCGGAGCGATTGGTCTGGAGCGGGTCAAGGGAACAGGCCGAGGAAGACCTGGCTGCTGTCGGGTTCAAGGGCGACCGATTCCACCGCCCTCACTCGGTCTCCGACAAGTTCGTTCCGTACTCCGGCAGCATCATGGCCATCGACCCCTCAGGTCGAGGCGAGGACGAGACCGGGTACGCGGTCGTCAAGATGCTCAACGGGTGGATGCACCTGACCGCAGCCGGCGGGCTCCGTGGCGGCTACACCCCGGAGAACCTCAAGACCCTCGCCAAGGTCGCCCGGGATCAGAAGGTCAACCGGATCCTCGTGGAGTCCAATTTCGGAGACGGCATGTTCACGCAGCTGCTCACGCCT